GTACACTAAACGGTCGTGGTTGCCTATTATTACTGTAGCTGTTGGGAACGCATCGTAATACGCTTGTATATCTTGTATTGCTTTGTCTAGTTCGTCTCCTGCGCTCATTCCATCAGGGTCGCTTTCGTGGTAACTTGAATAATGATTATCAATTATATCTCCGATAAAAATAACACGCCCACAATTAAATTTTCTTTGTTGTTCTTTGCAAAATTCTAAATATTTAGGCAGTGTGAAAGGTGCGTGTAAATCGCCAATTATTAAAATATTATCTAAATTAGTACCAATATAAGGTTTTAGTTCATTTTGTTTGGTTCGTAAAGTACCGATTTTCTTTCTTAAAGTATCAAATGTAAGTTCGCTATTTTCAACTATTATCTTTTCTGCTATTTGTTTGTTATTTAAGTTAGTACCAAAATGCTTTACCGCTTCTAATTTGTAATAGTCAAAATTCATAATTATTTTTTTAAATTATATTAAAGAAAGCATATTTTTTGTAAACATAATATCCAATCGGTATCAAAAGCAACCATAAAAGCCAATACCAACTTTCTTTTTTGTCTATATTTTTAATTTTGCTTTTTTCTTTTACCAAAGTTTTAGCTTTAGTATCTGTTTTAGTTGATTTTAAGGCTGTTTTAGCAATTGTTTCTTTATTATTATACAAAGTATTGCTTTTAACTTTTTTAACCTTTAAAACAACGTTAAAATAGCTTTTACCATTTATTATTATTTCTTTTGAAGTATCAATAGGGGTAAAAATAGTTTCTTCAGCATCTGAAATAGTATTTATATTGGTTTCAATTGCTTTATTTTCTTTGCTTTTTTCATCTGTAACAATTTTAGTTTCTATTTGTGACAAACTATCCTTTTTTACTTCTTGAATAGCTACTTTGCGACTACCACAACCTATTAAAATTAAACTAACTAAAATAACTAACTGCTTCATAATTTCTTCTTTTGGTTAAACCTGTTACTTCTTTTTTACCTACTTTATTCCATCTGCAAAATTCATCAAATATAGTCTCGTCATTTGGTTCTACATTTACTTTTTTCAATAGTGTACTGTTCATAAAATTAGCCACTCCCACATTATAAGCAAAAGATACCAAAGCGTTAAATTGATTTTGATTTATTTCTTTTTTTAAACATTTAGAAACAGCCAAACCAAATTTATCAGCAATAGTTTTAAATAGTTCAAACGCTTGAATTTTAGTAATTGGTTTATCTAATAATGTTACTTTTTTACCATTACTATAATAGCAATTTCCATAGCCAATTGTTGGAATTTTTGCAGGGCATAAATAAGGCTTTAAACTCAACCCCTCAAACTCACAAATCATTAAATAACCTTTTTCATTTAATTTCATAATTATTCTTTTTTATTTTTTTCTAATAAATACCACCGCCGAATAGTATATCCAACTGTAAGCAAAAATACCACTAATTTCATAATAAAATCTGTATTTGCAAAAGTTAATGCAAAATAAGTAGTTGTTAGTAAACTTAATTTTAAATCGATTATAGTCTGTTTCATTTTTCAACAGGTTTAATTAAATAAATTTTAACAGCCCCTAAAATAATGATTAAAATCTTAAATATAGTACCAACATACAAAGGCGCATTTAATTGGCTTAAAAGGTCGGTAAATAAGTCTGTAGATTGGTCAAGTATACCAAGTACTACCAAAATAAAAGGTACGATATGGTTTCTATTTATCATAAAATGTTTTTGTTTCAAAATCATAAAATGTTCCTGTTGGTATTTCTTCAATTACTATTTCATTTTCAGCTAAAAAAACATCTAAAAATGCACAATATACAACCTCTCCAGTTTCTTTGTTTATTATTGTTTTCATATTAATTTGTCATTATAAAATTAGATTGAAAAGCACTATCAGTACCAACCGATAACTGTAAACTTGTAAATATATAGTTGTCAATTGCAGGATTAAAAGTTATAGATGATAATGCACTTGAAAATAATGCAATATCTGTTAAAATATTTCCATTGGGAAATACAGTTTTAATATTGCCACCTCTCAATGTTATAGATGACCTTTGCAAGATAATACTTAAAGTTGCTGCTGCCGAAGCGTGACTTGCTAATAATGTTGCACTTGAAAATACATTAGTAGTTCCAACCTCTACACGTATTGTACAAGTACCAGCAGTACCGGTTTTTTCTGCAAGAAAAGATGAAATTTTCATTATATCGTTTGCATTATAAGTATTAGCTGGAATTAAATAAGTACCCGTTAAAGTTTTAGTCGTTACACCCGTAACTGTTGAGCCTTGAACCGTATCTTTAATAACTGATTTTATAGGTGTATATCCTAAAGCCGAAATAACCGTTTTAGGTTTCCACAATAAAGTAGGTGTGTCATAAGTTAAAACCTCGTTATTGTTTGGTGCAATTGCACTAACATTGTGTAATTCGTCTAATTCATAAGAGGTATCGACTTTTACAAAAATCTTACCGTTAATAGCGTGTGCATATTCAACAAAGCCAATAATTACAGTGTGTATAGGTGCAATTGGTTTAATGTTTGTTATACGACCCGCTACCGTTCCACTCAAATAAAGTATATCACCGTCCGCCCACGTTTCGCCTTGTAAACTTCCCGTTGTGTTAATTTGTTGAACTTGTCCGCTTGTAGTTATAAAACCCTCTTGATTATTTAAAATTGTTTCTGTAACTAATCCTAAAGTTGTAGTACTATTTGAGTTATTATTCGCTTGTGCTAAATCAACTTTAGGGCGTTGTCCTTGCGCTCCTGTAACTCTTACCGCTTGATAATTTGCTTCTAATAAAGTTATATTTGTAGCTGTTTTATTTACAACTCTTGCAACTGTTTCCTGACCGATTTGTAAAGTTGTATTACCGCCTTTTAACTTTAAATCTAAAGTACCCGCTGTATCATTCCAAACCATTGAACCAATACCAGTAGGTGCATTTGTAGGTGTTAAATCAAATTCAATGTTTCCTAATTGAACACCAAACTCCCCTAAATTTACATCGCTTGTAGCACCCGTATAAGGTACAAAATTAGTTGAACTTGGTATTGTAGGTTTATTTAAAATTTCTGCTTTGCCACTTGTAGCATTCCAATCTGAATTTACTTGAGCATCAGGAATTACATTGTAAAGTTCCCAAACAGCAGCGCCTGTTGTAGCATCTGTACATATATAGTTAGTACCGTCATCCAAAGTCCAAATTGAACCAACTTTAAAACGTAAAGTAATATCAAAAGATGTATCTGGAATTATATTAAAGCAGTTAGTCGAATTTCTAATAAATCCATTACCATCAAATACGTGGCGAATACCAGCTTGCCACATATCCTCAAATCCAACCCCGCAAATCCTTGAAATACCACCTTGAGCACCAAAATCATAAGTACCCTTTTTTAACAAAGATGTATTTTCTAATTCAATTGCACTTGCATTGTTTATTTTTATATTTGTTGCTCCTGTTAAATTACCAAGTAAAAGCGTTTCTGCTAAAGTTTGAGAACCACCACCGCCACCGCCTGTATTTTTAATAATATTAACAATATAGTTTGTAGGGGTTGCAATTATAGTAACTTCATCAACTATTTGCGTTATATTTATGTCTATAATTTCACTCATTACGTTCTTGTTATATCGTTAGTGATTTCAAAAATTCCATTAATCCACGTGTGAACTTCCCCGTTATCTAAAGTAATTTGAATATCGTATTTATAAACACACGCTGGTACATTAAAAATTTGTTCGTCAATTTCAAAACTACCTGTTGAAGCGTTTGTAATAGTAATTGTAGGTTCAAAAACAATAGGTGTTCCAGCATCTTTGCGAACTTGCATATTAATAACCGCATCAGTTAAATCTAAGGGTACGCTATTGATTGCTATTTGAAACGGCACTGCGTAAAATGTGTCGCTCCGTTTGGCTGTTAAGTTTAATGTTCCCATTTTTTATAAATTGTTTAAGTTTTTTAATATTTTCAATTGTTCTTTTATCTGTTTTTCTCATAAAATTTAAATTTTATCTTCGCCAATAAACCAACGCCCAAACATTAGATTGCTACTTAAAGGATTTACAACGTTTGTAGCGTTCGGTTGCCATTCTGGTAGATTATTTAGTAAAAGCCAACGTGTCATCCTATCGCTATACATTTCGCTTTTTAACCGCATATTATTTACTAAATAATCTACTTCAGTTTTGTCTATTGCTACGCTATTTTCAGGCTGTGCTTTAAAGATACCGTTGTTATTTACTTTGTAAGCACCAATTAAAAGGTATTCAACCGCAGCTGCTGCAATTAAAAAAGGTACTATGTATTTTTCGTGCAAAGTCAAATATAAACCGTTTAGATCATCGTTTTCAAAGTCTAA